TGAACTCTTTACGCGTGCCATCGTCGTTCTGTTGTGTGCTGATCACGTAGCACGCATATTTAGACGTGCCCGGGATGCGCTGAATGTTCACATCCCTATCCCATGCCGACAGCTTGTCGATGCCGACAAGGGTTTCGATGTTGCGCAGGGTTTGAATGTTCACCTGATTGAACAATTCAAGCAGTGTCTGTTGACGCACAGTCTGATCAGGCGTCTTTTGCTTGATGCCAAGCAGTGAAGCATACTCTTTCTGTACCTCATCACCCTCTGGCGAAGACTTCCAATGGTCAAGGATGATAGGGCGAACCTTTTCTTCCTTGCTCACAGCGTATGCCACCTTGTCGGCAAGCTCACGCAATGTCGCAGCATGTGCGACAGCGAAGAACAGAGGACCGCTATCCTGTTCACCCTTGAGTGACGCATAGTGCAGGATGTCAGCGCCGTAAGAGGTAGAATTGCGAAGCGTATTCATGACTTACTTCCTTGTGATACGTTGACTAGATGTAGACTACGTTATGTAAGCTATTCATCCAATCAACTATGCCTAATATAGCACATGTAAATCTACATGCAAGCATGTTGTTTTTCACCTGTGGATAACTCAAACACGCTATACAAATCAGGCATTTAGACGCATGGTTATACACTGTATAAACCGAGCCACATATAGCGTGTGCGTATCACACATAGCACACGCATGGCGACATAGTGTCACGCATATATGGGGTATGCCCAAGGGGCGATGCGGCCGCTTCCATGCTACGCCTTGTGTGTGTGTGCTATGTGTCACACCATGTTGCGCCTATGCCACGCTGTGTTGTGTGTATACTACGCGCACGCGAAGCAGTCCCCCGGCAATTCCCAAACACGCACGTGTGCGTATGCGTGTGCGCGGGGAATGAGCACTGTCTCCTCGCATTGTTAAATTGAATGCGAATGCCGATGCCCCCCGCCATGTGTGTGTTATAGTATGTATATAGTATAAGTACCTAGCCAGTTTAAAAAGAACGCCTGAAATAGGCCCCGAGTGGTGAGGTCTATGTCAGGCGTTAAGTCGTCTATCACAAGCATATACATTATAGCATACACACAAACACATGCAACCTCGTCACATTCGCACGCTGTGTGTGAGATCGTCGCATAATCTACGCTCGTCTCATGAACAGCACCAAGCAGCTAACCGGCCCTTCGGGCCGGACATTATACAGTGTATAGGTTGACTTAACGTTGTACTTGTGCTAGGGCGCTTATGAGTTTGTATGATATGCAAAGATTGTACGACATACAACAATAGGAGTACTACTATGCCAGCATGGGCAGGCGGGTGGGACAACCAATTCGGACAACCTTACGCGCTGACGTTGCAAGGTACAGCAACGATGCGTAGTGTTGCACGTCTCACCAACTCTGTAGGTGGTCAGGCATTCGGTGAAATAGGTCGCGCATTGTGTAACGGTGTAGGTGCCAATGCTGATCTCAGCATCAAACAGGTCGCAGCTATTCAGGCTGATGGTATGAACCTCGGCGGTGTGCGGCCTATTGCTACATACGTAGTTGTTCCTCTGCATGCTACCACGATCACGGAGAAGGAAGCCTTCCAAGCACAGATGACACCCACGTGGGCACCTGCTTGGTATCCTGTCGATAAGGCAGGCAGTGGTGGTGGTGGTATGGGTGGTACTATCAACAAGTAGGTAGTATGTACGATGGCTGATGATGCGCAGTGGATTGACGACGCCGCACAACAGCAGATCACGCCACCTGACGCGCCGTCGCCTGATGCGCAGGTTACATCTGATCCCGGTGTGATGGAACGTCTGTATAAACTGTTAGGTCCGTGGAAGTCTGACATTCCAGAACGCTATACCAGCCCACGAGGTGGTCCTCCTGCTGGTGCTGGATACATGGACAGGTTGCGTGAGCTTGGTGCTAACTACACTCGTCCCGGTCAGCCTGCTATGTCTAGGGAAGAGTATGAAGCTGCTGTCATGCGTGATATGTACGCACGTGAGCGTAAGAAGAACCAACGCGCTCCAACACAAGGTGGATCACGCTAATGGATGCTTCACAGTTGGCAGGTGGTAACATCCCTCCTGAAGCTCTTGCAGCATTGCAGCAACAGCAAGGCGGTGGCATGGACATCACTGCTATCCTTGCACAGTTGTCACAGATGTCACCTGATGAAGTCAGCAGCGCACTTGCACAACTCGGCATCAACGTTCCACCCAAACAACTGCAGCAAGCAGCAGAACAATGGGTCGAACAAGCTGGCGACAAAGCGGCTAGCGGTGGTGCTTCTGACGCGGAAGCTCCTGCCGCTGCGGATGGTGAGAGTGATGGTGAAGCTACTCCCGCCAATGCACCAACTGCACCATCCGCACAACCTACTGACGACGAAAGCGCCGAAGCTGCCGCAGGTGTAACAGATGATGAAGCTGCTGAAGGAGAAGCACCTCCAAGTGGTGGTGGTATGCCTAGCGGTGGAGGTGGTATGCCTGTCGGCGGTGGTGGTGGTGCTATGCCTCGCATGAGTGGTGGTGGTGCTGGTGGTGGTGGTCGCAGTGGTGGCATGGATGCACTCATTAGCGCAGCAATGTCACAAGGTGATCCTGCATCTATGCCAGCACCTATGCGCCCGCCGGGTGGTGCTAGTGGTCCGCGTATGCGTGGTCCTGCCATGCCAGGCAGTGGTACACCCGGACCAGCAGCAGGCGACAATCCGCAGATGCGTGCTATGATCCAGTCTATCTATCGCGGTGCTGGTACTGATGCACGTCGAGGCGTTCCCACAGGCGCACGTGGTGCTTCCATCCCTTCAGACAATCCACGTCCGAGTAGAAAGCGCAATGTCTGATCTACCTTTAGCGAATGGATTAGTCATTGATACAAAGACGGGTCAGGCTCTCCTACCGTCAACGTCACCTGATGCAGTCATCAACCAACAAACGAAGAAGTTTAGACAATCCACACGTGACACTACTACCCGCGGTCGTGATCGTAATAATCGGGCAGTGCGTCGTGGTCTGGTTGATTTACCTGCTGATAGTAAGGCAGTAACTACATGTGGTGTTGTATGGCTCTACTTCACCCTTGGCATCAACGACGCAGAGATCGCTGAAGCTACTGGCCTGAAGCTGTCTCAAGTAGACATGATCAAAGGCTTGCAACTCTTCCAGCAGCTAGACACACTCATCAAAGACAACATCCAAGCTCTCACCTCTGACAACGTGCAGAAGCGCATCGATGCTATGTCTGCATCTGCGCTCGATGGTCTTGAGAACTTGTTAGAGGATGAAGAGACACGCCCGGCGACGAAGGCACGTGTGCTGATGAACATGCTCGACCGTGGTGGCTTCTCACCTCGACAGGTGATGGAGCATCGTCACTCACTCGAGGGCGGCTTGGTGATCAGGCACATACGTGAAGTCGCACAGCCTAAGCAGATGCCTACTATAGACGTAACACCTGTCAAAGGGGTGAAGTGATGGCAATCGTTCCTAACAAAGACGGACAAGGTATCATCGCTAATGGCTTCATCGGTGTTGTCGATGTTAGCTACTGTGTACCTACTACATTCGCTAGTGGCATTCCTACTACTGCCGGCTATCCTAGTGAAATCCGCGTCGATAGTGCTAATGGTGACATCTATCGTAACATCGGCGGCACGCGTTGGATAGATGCTCAGTAAATGGCTCGGACAAGAACAGTCAATGTTGCTGAGCGTCCTGAACTTCTTCTTAAGGAAGGAAGCCTACAGGATCGTTTTCTACATTCTATTGCTAAAGTTCAGATCTACGGCGGTGGCTTCGGCAATGGTAAGACAACTGCAGCAGTCATCAAAGCATTGCAGCTAAGTGACACTTATCCGGGTTCAACAGGTCTCATTAGTAGGTCAACATATCCTAAGCTCAACGACACTATACGTAAGGAGTTTCTCAAATGGTGTCCGCCGACTTGGATAGTCAGCTTCGCAGTTGGGCAGAACGGCGACAACATATGCCATCTAAAGAATGGTACAACTATCTACTTCAGATATATCGCGCAGCAGGGTACAAAGACAGAGAGCAGCTCATCGAACTTGTTGAGCGCCACCTTCGACTGGGTGATCGTAGATCAGGTTGAAGACCCTGAGATCACACATAAGGACTTTCTCGACTTGTTCGGCCGCTTGCGTGGTCGTGCTAGGTATGTTGGCGAAGATACTAACATGCCTGTGACAGGTCCACGTTGGATGATGTTGACATGCAATCCAACCGGCAACTGGGTATATACGAAACTCGTGAGGCCACTCGTACAGTACAAAGCTACAGGTGTTGTGACAGATGACCTCATATGCATGCGCGATGTTGATCGTCGTCCTGTGTTAGATGACAACGGCAAGCCACGTTTGTTGATTGAAGTCATCGAAGGTAGCACATATGAACTACGTCATGTGCATGAAGCCGAAGGTGGAGACTTCATTCAGACGCTCGAAACTATGTACAGTGGTCAACAACGTGACCGTTTTCTACTCGGCAAGTGGGTCGCGTACGAAGGGTTGGTATATCCTCAATACGACGCAACCGTACACCTACTGCAAGAGGGTGAGTTGCACGCGTTGCTCGACGGCTATACTGAGACACATTACCAAACAAACTGGGTAGAAGCATACGACTACGGTCAAGCGCAGCCTTCATGTTATATGCTAGGCTTCGTTACACCAGAACAACACGTCATCATATGTGATGGGTTCTATCGCAAAGAGATGACACTTGATGATCAGATTGCAGCTATACGCCGTATAAGAGCAGATTGGTGTGTTGACTTAGACGAGATGCACAAGATACACGCTGATCCTAGCATCTTCGGTCGCAAGACAGTGAACAGGCGCACAGTTGGTAAAACAGTTGCCGATATGTTCAAAGAAGACAACATCTACATGAAGCGTGGCAACAGTGACATCAATAATGGCGTCGTCAAGGTTGGTGCCTACCTCAATATCAATAGACAGTTGCTACATCCTATCAAGCGTGTCGCAGGGTCACCACGTCTCTTTGTTAATGCTAAACTTGACTGGTGGACCGATGAAGTCGCTGGCTACTTCTGGCAGCAATCTACTAGCGGCGAGCGTATTGATAAGCCCATCGACCGCAACGATCACGCTATGGACGCGACCAAGTACTTGTTGAGCGAGATGCCTGACATAGGCAAGTACGCAATCCCTCAAGACCAACGCGTACCATCGTGGATGCTGTGGCAGGAGCGCGACAAGGACACCGAGAACCCACGTAGGCACAGATATGGCTGAAGAATACGAACCCGGTGAAGAGTACAATCGCACAGCTACTCCACCTAGTGACGTCAACACATATGAAGGTGTGATGTCACCTGAGGAAGGTGTTGAGAACACGTCACCTATGTATCGCATGATAGGTGAGAGTAAGATACCTGTGTCTAAACACCGCGGCCCGTTGTGGCGTAGTCGCTATGACCAAGGTAAAGCTGCGATGAGTAAGAACGTCGATGCTTGGTCTGAAGCGTATCGCTACTACCGTCATGATCACACACGTGACAACGCGTCGTCGCGTGGTGATGAGGAGATGGCAGCAGGCAAGCCGTTGCAAGGTACGATGGAAAGTACCGAGAACGTCGTGTTTGCTAATGTCAGTGCGCTCGTCCCGATGTTATTCACTAAAAACCCCGAAGCGGAGTTCACAGTTGAAGACAAAGAGGACGAACCCCGTGCGCGCGTAGTGGAAAAGCTCGTTAATACATTAGCAGCTAAAAAGACCCAGCCCGGCTTAAACCTCAAGCGTAAAGTCAAACGTAATATAGTCAGCACAACCTTAACGAATATCGGATGGTTCGAAGTCGGTTACACCCTACGCGAGAACAGCAGTGAAGCGGCGTTGGAAGAAGTACAGCGTCTGTCTGCTGAACTTGAGCAGGCTAAATCGCAGAAGGACATCAAGGAGTGTGAAGGCAAGCTGCTTGCGCTTGAAGAGACAATTGACATGCTCACGCCATCAGGTCCGTGGGTGAAAGTGCGTAGACCTGATCAGATCATTGTCGATACAACGGCGACAGAATTAGACCTCAGTGGTCAATGCAATTGGATAATGATCGAAGACCTCATGTATACGTCGCTACTGCGTGCGAGGTTCGGTCGCAAGAAACCCGATAGCGATGAGTGGGAGAGCGTGTTCTCACCTAGCAACGTCATCAAGGCTGGTGTATCGCCAGATCAGGGTGAACGTGGTCAGACAGACAACTTCCAACTCTTCTCATACTCCACCTCGGAGTACAGCAAGTACGGCTACGCAGATCAACGCTCGTTCTTAGCTGCACAGATGACAAAGGTGGTCTATGTCTGGGACAAAGTTACTAGACGAGTGGAGCTATACAACTGCAACGACTGGTGCTATCCTCTTTGGGTCTGGGATGATCCTTATGCACTTGACCAGTTCTTTACTGTTGTACCAATGGAGTTCCATACTGATCCCATTACGATGTACGCCAAAGGTGAAGTTACATATTATCTCGACCAACAAGACGACATCAACATCATAAACAACGAGTGGGCCAAAGTACGCAAGTTCGCCGCTGGCAAGGTGGTGTTTGACAAGAACTCACTCAAAGACAGCTCCGTGTTGGAGAGCCTCATCAACGGTACGACAGACACGAACGTGATTGGTGTCGATCTACCTGAAGGCAAGAAGCTGTCGGACATTCTCGGTCCTCTACTCCCGCCATCAGCCGATGCGATGAAGTTCTTCGACAAGAAGCCGACGATGGAAGCGATAGATCGTCTGTCAGGTGTAGCATCTGTCCAACGAGGTGTAGAGTATAAGACAAACACCACCAATCGTGCGATTGAGAGCTACGAGAGCCAAGTACAAACACGCGCTGATGAGAAGATGGATGCTATTGAAGACAGCGTTGGCACAGTGTTGTGGCTAACAGCACAAATGTGCTTGCAGTTCATGCGTAAGGAAGAAGTAGCGATCATCTTGGGTGACAAACTCGCGGCAGATTGGGAACAGCTTGATGCGAAGTCTATTCGCCGTTTGTTTACTCCGCGTGTTGTCGGTGGTAGTACTCTTAAGCCTACGTCACGCGCAAAGAAGGAACAAGCCTTACAGATTTCCCAAATCATTGGTCAATTTACTCGTGCTACTCCTATTGCTGCTGTTGTTGCCCTCAAAGTTCTTTCACAAGCGTTCGACAATGTAGTTGTCAGTCGTGAAGACTGGGAGTTGATATACAAAGGCATCATGAAGGAGACATCAGGTCCATCACCTGACGAACAGCAAGCTGAGCAGCAAGATCAGCAAGGCGCACAACAAGGTCAAGATCGCCGTCAACAGATGGTCATTGAAGCGATGAAGGCACGCGCACAAGGACAACAAGGTGCGCAAGGCGGCGGAGGTGGCGGAGGTGGTGGTGGTCAAGGTGGCGGTGGTATGGAGATTGACAACATTGCGCAGATAGTGCAGCAAGTTGCAGGTCTCATCGATGGTATGCCGCCTCAAATCAAGCAACAACTAGGTATTCAACTCGCACGTGGTAAGAGCGTTGCAGAAATAGCGACGCAGATGATACAACAGATGCAACAAGGTGCTGTTGCATGACGAAGCTACGCTATTGGCGCAACTGGTGGGGTTTGAGATGCTGGTCTGGTTGGTGTTGTGGTGACATTGACTACGATAAGCAATCCGTATTCTGGCGTTGCGCCGATTGTGGCAAGATTAACCGCTAATACGTGGAGGCTATAATGCCCGGTGAAGAGAAAGACCTTATGACTGCTGTCGGTGATAGCTTCGGCATCACTGAGAAGCCGCAACAGGGTGACGATGGTGGCGATAGTGGTGAAGGACAACAGCTAGACCTGCCTATCAGTCACCCACAAGGTGTTGAAGATGGTCAGAGTAGTGATAAAGGTGACGGATCACGACAGGAAACCGGCAGTGATCGCCATTCGCCGCAGCAACGAGGTAAAGAAGACCAACTCTTCACAGACAAACCTCGTAAAGGACCAAACGGCGAGCTACTTGACCGCAATGGACAGGTTGTTGCGACTACTAGACGTGAAAAGCAGCTAGCTTACAACCTCAATCGCGCACAGTATGCAGCAAATCAGTCAGCACGCCAGATAAAGGCGATGCAACAGCACCTGCAGGCCTACCAAGGCATTGATCAGGTGATGAAACAGCACAACTTGTCGCCGCAGATGGCACAAGAGGCGTTGCAACTGCGTGCTATGGCTGAGAGCAACCCAATTCTCGCCGTCCGTGACATCATTGCACGCGTGCTTGCTGCCGGTGCGACGATGGAGGACATTCTCGGCCACGATGCAGTACCACAGATCAACGCACGTGTTATCACCAACGAACTTGACCGTCGTTTAGGTCCAGTAGAGCAAGCTGCTAAGCAGCGACAGCAACACGAACGCATCCAAGAGCAAGCTCAAGTGCAAATGGAGAACTTCGTGCAGCAACACCCGCATGCTGAAACGCATGGGGTAGAAATCAGCAATTTAGTTCAACAGCATGGTCTTACACCAGAGCGTGCGTACTTTGAACTACGTAGTTGGGTAGAACGTCGAGGTATGGACTTCACTTCACCACTCCGTCCGCAGATTGAGGCTGCTATGAAGCGCCAACGCAACGGTGGTGGTAGACGTGCGTCAACACCGGGTGATATGCGCGGTGTTAGTCCTAACGGCGGTAGCTCAACGTCTATGAATAGCAACCAACGTGGTGACTTCCGCAGCAACACGCCTTGGCGCGACATTGCATCGGCTGTCTTCACGGAGCTTAACTCCAAATAGGACACATGGCAGATGCCTGTACTCCAGAACGTCCTCGCTACGACTGTTGAGCGTAGCAGGAAGAAGTTGATTGTTGCTGCGATGCAGAGTAACGCACTCATGGCGTGGTGCTTCGCACGTGATAGGATTGAGAACGAACCCAGTGGATACAACATCACCAATCCACTGCTGACGGGCAGAAATCCGACTGTTGGCAGTTATCAGTACTATGACCAGTTGCCAGTGGTACAGACGCAAGAGTTCATCAAACTCGAGTACCGTTGGTCACGTATCGCCGGTACTGTCATCATCTCCAATCAGGAAGAGGATGAGAACAAGGGCGAAGCTGCTGCTGTGAAGCTGTTGCAGGGTAAACTTGAAGCTCTTGAGATGAGCATCAAGGAGAAGTTCTCGATGTACCTGTACGGCTTTGGTGGTGGTAATGATCCGAACGGTCTTGCACTCTTGGTGCCTGACGATCCGACTACGGGTAGTCTTGCTGGCGTTGATCGTGCGACAGAGGTGCAATGGAGGTCGTCAAGCTACGACTTCGCAGGCACACTCAACGCAACGAACATCGAAGAAGCTTACGATGATGTGTTGCTTGATCTGAAGCAAGGCACAGAGCGTCCGAAGGTGATCATCGCTGGTCGCAATCACTACAGACTGTATCGTGCTGCTGTTCGTAGTAAGTTGACCATCCCGCTCACCAACACGTCGAGTGGTAAGCGCATGATGGACCTCGGCTTCGACGGTATCAGTCACAACGGCGTGCCGATCATCTACGATGAAAGCTGCCCAGTGGATCGTGCTTACTTCCTCAACGACACCTACCTCCGTCTGCACATCCTTGGTGACAACAACATGAAGAACGTTGACCTCACTGCGCCGTGGACTATCGACGGCTACGGCCAACGTGTCATCACGCAGTGTCAGTTCTGCACGTGGAAGCAGTATCGCACACATGCAGTGGTCAACGACTGAGGCTATACACTGTATAACAGGGGTAACTACGAATGGCGTCCGAACCAACACCAGTAGTAAGCTTTGCTAACAAGCCTATGCGGGCGATGACGATGGACGAACAGAAACGTCCAGTGCCTGCGTACACGATTGAGCCGATGAAGCGTACGACTATAGTCAATCGCACTATCAAAGATGAAGTCGGCTTTCGCAATGTGCCTACTGAAGTTGAGATTGACGGATACATGGTTCGCACTCTACGAGGCGACAGTGTGTTTCTCACTCATGAAGACGCTCTGCGTATGAGGCTCGACCGCAATCTAGTGCCGATGTTGCTAGAAGGCGGCGACGATACTCCTGTTGGCATGGTGCAAGCTAGTGGTGGGTTGTCTGATAGACAGAAGCAGGCACTTGAGGCAGTGACGAAGCTGCTTGAAGGCGACCCGGATATTGTCAACAAGCTGCTCGCTTCAACTGAAGCTGAGCCTGAGGAAGTGGAGAAGTAGTTATGGCTGTTCAAGTCGCTATTCCTGCGATGCGTCGTGTCAATCACCGTGTAGCGGACTGTTGCTATGCGGCTGATGTCGGTACTGATGGGTTCACTACTGTAGACATCCCTGCATGCATCGCAGCAGGTGGTGCTGCTATTGTTAGTGGTCAGGTTCTCGCAGCAGCGGGTAATGTTGTGCCTGCTATTGCGCTGACTGAAGCTATCATGGGCCGTTATGGTCGTAACATCACCGTTGTTGGTCTTGCTGGTGCAACTGGCAATGCGACGTTGGTGGGTTATGACTACCTCGGTCAGGCTGTGCGTGAGACGTTCGCACTTGCGGGTGCTACGCCTGTTGTTGGTAAGAAGATGATCAAAGACATTGCCTACTTGGCAGTGCCTATTGCATCGACTTACAGCATCGGCGTTGGTGCTATCCTCGGTGTGCCTTATAAAGTGTTGCATACCTCGCTGAGTGGCGAGATGACGAGTGATGTCACTGCGGCAGCGGGGGCGTTGATAGCTGGTGTAGTTACGCAGTCACTCACATCGGGTGATCCGCGTGGTGCATACACGCCAGCAGCCGCACCCGATGGTACGCGTACGTATCGCTTCTCGTGCTTCGTTGATCGTAGTAACCTGCATGGTAGTGCGCACGTAACCGTATAACAACAGGAGGACAACATGACGGTAGAATACGCCCAGCAATACGGTGGACAGAACGTCGTCGCAGTGCGTGATGCTAGTACAACTGATCCTGGCTATGAGAAAGACGGAGATATGGTTGTTGCTACGCTCGCAGATGGCACGACGGTGACGATCAAGAAGAGCCAAATGACCACTGCTGCACCTGCTGGACAAGGTTCGCAAGGTGCGAAGGCGTATACGGGCAAGAAAGAGTAGCGTTGTCAACGTGTTAGCCCCCACGCATGTAGCAACGTGGGGGCTAACTGCACGCTATATATAAGGTGTGGAACAAATCATGATCACATTTGGCGATCTTGTGACGAAGGTTCTACAGCGTTTGGCGCTCGTTGAGGGGTTGGATGCACAGATATACGCCGAACCACGCATACAGCTAGCTATACAACACAAGTTCGACCTCATATTCAGGGAGTATTGGATACCTGAGTACATGACGTATCAGGAGCCACACGTGTTAGACGGTGTGAATGGCTTCATCGTCACAGACACAACGAGCTTGATTAAGGATTGGCGTGATCTGCATAGTGTATTTCACGAAGGATCACACAAGCCGATGCCTATCGCGCCCATGAGCGTGCGTGATATTGATGTCAACTACCCAAGCCTACGCCCAGCAGGCATGAACGCGACGAAGTTATTTCGCGTTGTACCTCCTACAACTACGGGCACGGTGTATGTGACATACAGAACTAAGCCAGACGACTTTGAAGAAGACAGCGATGAGATTTACATAGACACGCAGTTGTTGTTGCTGGGCAGTTGTTGGGACGTGCTTGAAGGTGATGGCACCAATCCGGGTGAGAGTGACAAGTTCAAGATGTTATTTCAGGATGCATTGAGCCAGTTCAACCGCAGCCAATTCAACATCCCTATGGACAGTGTGCAGTCAACACGCTCAGTCGTGAACAGGTGGTCATAACATGGTGCAGATGACCGCTCGCGCGCATAAGCCTGTAGGTAGACCTAAACAGAAACGACCGACTGCGAAGTTGCAGAACACCACCATTCGCGACTTCGGTGGTGGGTTGAACGTCGTTGACAGTGAACAGAACTTGACGTCGAAGTTCGCACCTGTGTTCGACAACATGATCACATACACCGATCGTCGTGTAGGTCCGCGGCACGGGTTTGAGATGTGGTTGAAGTTGAAACAAGGCACAGCGACAACGACAACGGTTGACATCGCAATAACTACCATAGCAGAGAACAAGATCGTCACTGTGTATTGGGGCGCGCATCCTGCAATGAATGCAATGTCCCATGTCACGATCAGCGGATGGGACATTACATTCAACGGCGTCACACCTGAGATGATGAACCGCACGCATGGTGTGCGACGTGTGATTGATGTTAATCAATTCGAGATCGTTGTGTCTAACTCACCGTCAGCTACAGGTGGATGGAGTGCAGGCGATAACGTCACTATTACGCATGACACATTCATGCTAGGCGGCGAGCCTGTAGAGTGCAAGTACTTCGCCAACTACGTCATTATCTGGTCATCCACGGGTGAGATCGTTCGTGTGGATAGAGATAAGAACGCGCAGCGTATATTGAGCCACGCTATAGCATACGCACAGAACAACACGCGTATTGGTTGGACACAGACTGACATTGTAGCAAGCGACATCTTTGGTAAGGAGTTGGTATGTAGCAATGGCCGCGATAAGCCGTTGTCGATAGACTTCACACGTGTTGACTGGGTGATGCCGTTGGTAGATCCTGGTAACAGTAGTAGCAACATCGAGGTGCCAGCATTTGATGCATGCAAGTCAGCATTTCGTTACTTCACTGTACACGATACAGACTTACGCGATCTGCCTGACTATGTGACGAACATTCGCATCGCTGCCAAAGACACATGCGTAGTGTTCTCGACCGCTCCAAGTCCGATGGATGCTGTTGACATCGACATGTCGAAGATCGTCGCTAGTCCTGAACAAGCCGTGCGTGCGTTCGCTACCATCAAGGACGCATTGTTAGTCATCACACCAACAGCGACGACGTTGATGAAGTTAGGCACGATGTCAGACACAGGCGGCAGTGCTGTATCACTACACGATCCGCAGCCATTAGACACACTCAACGGGTTTGGTAGCAATGCGCCGCGCAGTGTTGTGGAGATAGGCAGCGACGTGTTCATGATTGACTTCAACGGTGTGCCTAGTGCGAAGTTGTCTACTGTGTCGAACGCTGTCGTACCTGAGCGTGTGTCTAACTACATCGAGACGATGATGTCAGCGCACATTGCGAGGTTGAAGAAAGAGACAATGAGGCTGAAGACATTCGGCTTCTACGATAGCAAGAACAAGACTGTTCACTTCTACCTGCCGAAGTACGACGCAAGCGACGTACGCAGGTTGACAACCGATCCATTGTTCTTCGATGGTGACATGGGTCACAATGACATCACCAAGCGCACGTTGATCATGCGCATTGACAGTCATCAGTTTGAAGAAGGTGACTTAATAGATGTATCAGGCTCAGCAGCAGTAGGCGATGTTGACGCAGTGAACATCAATGGTCGTCGTGAGGTGATTAGTGTTATCAACGATGATTACATACTTGTATCAATAGGTGAAGACCTACCCACAACGCCACCAGCCACGAACGTGTCTGGAGGTGGTAACAGCATCCAAGTGCGACCTGTGAACAACGGCACTATTGGATACATCTATCACTACGTGCCGCAGTTGAAGCTGTTCGCATGGTCTAGGTTCAAGACAGCTAAGCCGCATGCTGTCAATCAACTACTGTTCAACTGCGGATGTGGCACCATCGAGGGTAGGTCGTTCCTGTTCACACCCGATGGCTACATGATGCGCTATGGTTCGATGGACACACATGTGCAT